GAGAAGGTGCTTAGGCTGGATCAGGCAGGCTTCCAGTTATTCCCCCGCACGGGAAACTCCACGGGACGCAAAAGCGTTTCGTCACAATGACTCATCAGCCGTGGTAGAAAAGTATAACGCAACAAGGAATCAATGATGCTTTACTCCAAAAACGGATCAATACCCAAGCCGCAAACAGATGGCACGGATGGTTGGATTGAAGTACCTGAGCCACCCACGGCAGCAGACGGTCAAGAAGTTGTTTGGTGGTTTCCACCGGGATGGGTTGTCCGCCCTGTTAAGCCTGCGGATGAGGCTGGCTTTGTGTGGAACTGGTCTCAGTCCACTGAGGCGTGGGTCAAGTCTGAAGCACCCATCATCGACCCAACTGCTGCCCAAATTACTGAACCCCTGCAAACCATTACGCTTGATGTTGGTACAGCAGGCGCATCCTTAAGTGGATTTACTGCTGGCGATACGATTATTTAGGAGGCTTTATGACCCTTAACTTACCCATCGACCTTGCCAATCAGATCATTGGCTACTTGGGCACCCGTCCGTACCAAGAAGTGTATCAACTGATTGACGGTATGAAAGAAGCTGCAAAGCCGCCGATTACGGGTTTGCATGAGGTTCCACGGGAGCAAGAGGCAGCATAGATGAGCAACGACCTGGACAAGCGTTTGTCGGTGCATGAAGCGATTTGCGCCGAGCGTTACACGAAAATTGAAGAGCGCCTGGGGGACGGTAGTCGACGCATGCGCCATATTGAGTGGCTGCTTTACATCACGATTGCAGCGGTCCTGCTTGGCCCAGGCGTTGCGGCCATGTTCGTTAAGAAGCTGCTGGGTATATGAACTGGTCAGACGTCCTCAAGGCGGTTATCCCAGTCATTGTGGCCTCGTTAGCTTGGCTGCTTGGGCAAGTTGCTGACTTCTCTACGCGCCTAACAAAGATTGAAGGCGCTATGCCAGCCTTGATTACCAAAGAAGGTGTGCCGACCGATAGCCCAATATCTGCTGAGAAACGTGCTTTGCAGAAAGAGCAACTCATGCAACACATCAACGAACTTCAAGTTAAGGTCCGTCTGCTTGAAGAGCGTGAAAAGCTAGGGAAAAAGTAATGCTGGACATCATTGGTGGCGGTCTTTTTGGCACGATCTTCGGTGGCTTATTCCGGCTTGCGCCGGAGGTCTTGAAATTCCTTGACCGCAAGAATGAGCGCCAGCATGAGCTTTCCATGTTCAATCGCCAGTGCGAACTTGAACAACTTCGAGGACAGCAAAAGCTTGCCGAGATCGGGGCTGAACGAGACAAGGCCATTGACACAGGTGTCATGGCAGCATTTGAAGCAGCAATCAACTCCCAAACCGAAATGGCCAAAGCTGCTGGCGGCTGGGTTGCTTCGTTGTCAGCCTCGGTTCGACCCGTCGTCACCTATTGGATTCTTGCCATTTGGTCTGCTTCCCATATCTGGTTTGCGATCATCGCTTCGCGTGAAGGCCTACCCGTTCAAGAAGTGTTCAAAATGATCATGTCGCCGGACTTCGCTGCATTAGTTGCCGGCACGTTCAATTACTGGTTTCTTGACCGCACCCTAAAGGCTAGAGGCCTTGCGTGAAGCTTGATCTTGCCAAAGAACTTTGCATGCGCTTTGAAGGGTTCTCAGCAAAGCCTTATTTGTGCCCAGCAGGCGTTTGGACGATCGGGTATGGGTCAACTTACTACCAGAGTGGCGATCGTGTCACTAAGGACGATCCTGAGGTTACCAGGGAGTATGCTGAGCAATTGCTGATGCACGAGCTTGTTCATACCTATGCTCCTGGCGCAATCCGTCTCTGTCCCATCTTGTTAACCCTGGCCATCCAAAACAAGGACTGGGGCAAGCTAAACGCCATCGTGGACTTTTGCTACAACCTGGGCGTCGGCAGACTTCAGACTTCGACTTTGCGGCGCAAGATCAACCAGCAAGACTGGGAGGGCGCGAAGGAGCAGTTAAAGTTGTGGGTTAGGGGCGGCGGTAAGGTTTTGCGTGGCTTGGTGATCAGGCGAGATGCTGAAGCATTGCTGATGGCCGGTTGAGGCAAAGCCTGCCTGAATTTAGAATGGCGCAAAGAGGCTAAACATGACGACAACTCCATCCTGGGTGCTGACCTACGACAGCCTGACCAGCACTGTATTGCAGTACCTGGAGCGAAGTGATACCGCCGTGGTAAACGCTATCCCGGTATTTATTACATTGGCTGAATTTGAAATCGCTGAGCAAGTCAAAACGCTAGGACAATTACAGATAGCAGAGTCAACCATGACAGCGGCTGACCCCTTGCTTCAAAAGCCTGCAAGATGGCGCAAAACTGTTTCAATGAGCGTCAAGGTCAATGGTGTTAGACAGCCTGTTTTGCTGCGTAAATATGAATACTTAAAAAATTATTGGCCCGACGCTACGCAGACTGACGTCCCTTTGTTCTATGCGGATACAAATTGGGACCATTGGTACTTAGCCCCAACGCCAGATCAAGCCTACGACTTTGAAGTGCTTTACTACGAAAGATTAGCGCCGCTAAGTTCAACCAATCAGACAAACTGGCTTACACAGAACGCTCCTAATGCGATGTTGTTTGGGACGCTGCTGCAAGCGATGCCTTTTTTAAAGAACGACCAAAGGCAAATCTTTCAGCAAAAGTACACCGAGGCTATGCAAGCCCTGAAAGCAGAGGACATTGCACGAGTTGGTGATCGACAATCTGTTGCGGTGGATTCTTGATATGACGACTTACACAAACCCCTACACCGGCCAGACTATTAGCCCCTCCCAGGTTGGCTATGAACAGCTAACCATATCAACTGACACAACACTTCAGTGGCCCATCAACGGGAACACAAGTGATGTTGTCGCGAACATCATCGAAATCGACGCTACTGTTGCAAGTCTTAGCGTTTACATGCCTCCGGCCACGCAAGTTTCGGTCGGGCAAAGCTCGCTTATACGCAACATTGGAGCTAATGCCTTTACTGTTGTTGATACAAGTGGCAACACGATTGTCAGCATAGCCTCAGGTATTGCCGAGTATGTGTACGTTACAGATAACAGCACAGAAGATGGTGTGTGGAGCACTGTCACTTTTGGCGCAGGCACTAGCGCAGCAAATGCGGCAACGCTTGCAGGTTATGGACTGCAGGCAATTAGCACAACGCTTAACACGGCCACGCCGGTTACTCTGTTTGCATCAAATCTAACGCTGACATCAGCAGCCAGATCCTCGCTATATGTGTGGACAGGAGGCGCTGGCACGCTAACGCTTCCGCCTTCAACAACTGTAGGTGCAAGCTGGTTTGTGGTTGTCAAAAATGACGGCACAGGTGTTTTAAATGTCGTGCCACAAGGATCAGACACAATTGATGGCCAAGTGAGCGCACAGCTTCAGTTGAATGAGTCATTTGTTGTCGTGTCAAGCGGATCGACTTATTACAGCTACGCCTACGGACAATCAGCACAATTCTTTTTCACGCAATTAGTCAAGAATGTTACAGGCGGTACGGTAACCCTAACTTCTGCAGAAGCGGCAAACGTTATTCAGGAATACCAGGGAACACTTACCAGTAATTGCACTGTAGTGCTTCCGCCAACGGTTCAACTTTATTCACTTAGAAATGCCACAACAGGAGCCTTCAACCTAACGTTTGAGACAGGCGCGGTCGGTGCCCTTACGCTAACGCTGCCGCAGAACCAAACAATCATCGCCATTTGTGATGGGACAAATGTTTTTAACGCTCAAACATCAACGTCAAGCTTTATCAATGCTCTAACGCTTGGAGACGGGTCTGCTGCTGCGCCATCGCTGTCATTCCTAAGCGATGCTCTGACAGGGCTTTATCTTGCCGCTTCTAATCAGCTTGGGTTTGCGGTAAACGGATCAAGCGCAGGCAGATTGACATCCACTGGTTTATACCTGCCCGTTGGGATCAATGGCGGGGCGTTCTAATGACAGCCAAGGTTATCACCTTACAGGTTGGGGCCGGCATCCAGCGTGACGGCACAACGTTTGCATCGCCTAGCTATGTAGACGGCAAGTGGGTAAGGTTTCAGTACGCAAGACCAAGAAAGATTGGCGGCTATTCAGGCGTTTTCCTTAATGCGTCCGGCATCAGCCGGGGCATGATCATGAGTGCTGACAATGGTTTGAACTACGTCATTTCTGGCTGGTCAGACGGCGTTGAGCAGTGGGTTACAGACAATGATGACGCTATTGGGTTTGGCCCTACGCCAATCAATGCAGTAGGAACCATCCTTACTGTGGCCATTACCAATGCTGGAAGTGCTTACACCAATGGAACTTATACAAACGTTCCTTTGAATGCGGCAACAGGATCTGGAGGGAAGGCAACTGTCGTTGTAACGGCAAACTCTATAACAAGCGTAACTGTGACAGACGGCGGTTCTGGTTATGAGCATAACGGCGCAATCACAATCAACGCTGTCGATGTAGGTGGCACAGGGTCAGGCTTTGCCGGGTATGTGTCTTCGCTGACAACTTTTGATCCGAATCCCAACACGTTATGGCAATTCGATCTTGGTTACGACCCTTATGGAAACGGCCAAAACAACCTGATTGCTCATCCTGGTAGAAATCTTTCGGATATCAGTTCGACTTACAACACAAGACCGTTATACGGGCCCTTTACTGGAACAACGCTTAGCCCGATTGGCATATTCACTGCAAGCGGAACAACTACTATTGGTCTGGCTACGGTTACTTTTGCAACAACTATCGCAGCGATTGGTCCCGGCGTTTCAGTAACAGGGACGGGTATACCATCTGGCACAACAGTTGTTTCTGCCGCAGAAGTGGGCGGCACATGGACAGCCACCCTTAGTGCAAACGCTACGGCCTCGGGAACGGTAACGCTCACTTTTGATAACAACATCAGCATATCCGGTGGCGTTGTTATGCTTTACCCATACCTTTTTGTGTACGGGAACAACGGCCTGATCAAAAACTGTGCAGCCGGCGATTTCAATAACTGGACGTCAGCCGACGCCAATGAGAATAGTGTTGCGTCAGTCAAAGTCGTCAAAGGTCTGCCTATCCGAGGTGGCACAACATCACCAGCAGGTCTTTTTTGGACCCTCGACTCGGTTGTTCGCGTCACCTATGCGCCAACCGCCGTAGGCAGTCAAACACTTTACTGGCGATATGACTTAATTACACAGCAGTCATCAATATTGTCTTCACAATGCGTTATCGAATATGACGGCATTTTCTACTGGGCTGGCGTTGATCGCTTCTTGATGTACAACGGCGTTGTTCAAGAGGTAGAAAACAAGCAAAACTTCAACTACTTTTTTGACAACTTAAATTACGCACAAAGACAAAAGGTCTGGGTCAGCAAGATTCCTCGCTGGGGAGAGATTTGGTGGTTTTTTCCCAACGGCGACTCAACGGAGTGCAATGACGCGGTTATCTACAACGTGCGCGACAAGATATGGTACGACGCAGGGCAGGCCCTTGGCGCACGTCGATCGGCGGGTGTGTTCTCTGAAGTTTTCCGCAAGCCTATTTGGGGCGGATGGGATGAAAACGATGAGGGTGCTTATACGCTCTGGCAGCATGAAACAGGCACTAATGAGGTGTACACCAACCGCGTGAATGCAATTGATTCATTTTTTGAGACAAACGTTATAGGTGCCAGGATGGGACTGGTTGGTGCTGTAGATCAGCCTGGGGATAACGTCTGGACCAGGATAGAAAGGATTGAGCCGGACTTTGAGCAGGTTGGGGAAATGACCGTCGTCATTACCGGTAATGGATACGCGGATGAGACGCCTCAGCCATCAGATCCTTACACGTTTAATCCATCAACCCTTAAAATCGACATGAAGGAACAGCGTCGAGAAATGCGCCTTCAGTTTCGTAGTAATACGCAAAACGGTAACTACTTTATGGGTCGCGTGCTGTTAAGCGTTGATACTGGTGATGTTCGCGGAACAGGTAATCCATGATCACCTATGACCCAAGGGGCATGACATGGGATCAGTATTGCCGGCTCATGGCTGAGTTGTTTGCATCCAATCAACTTGGTTACGTCGAAGAGAAAAACTGGAGGTCTTGGGTGGATGGTCTAAACGGTATTGGTTACTTTGTGCAGTCCGCCGTGCCTGACCATCGTGGGTTTAACAGTTGGCAGCAATGGGCTGAAGCCATGTGCGGCATCATGTCGGTGGATACAAGATGACACTTCCAAGCTCACTGCCTGAAGGCTGGGAATCCTACGACCCGTCGCAAAAGATTGGCTGGTTTAATGAAAACCAAATCGGTGAGGATGTATTGCGTCGGTATGGTATTGATGACGCATCGATTAATTGGATGAAGGGCCAAGGATACGCAGGTTCATATGAACCCGTTGAAACAGAAGCCGTAACGCCAGGATTAAGCAGCGCTTTGGCAACAACCGCAAACACCAGCGATGTTAGCGATACGTTATCCGGCGGTTCAAGCAATTTGGATCAAACAGATAACAGGTCTTCTGTTGCAATAGGTGCAAGACCCGGTCTAGATTTGTCTTCAGTCCCTGGCGCATATGAAACATCTGCCGGAAATTACTTTGACCCTCAGGCTGGTGTTTTTGTTAATCCACTAGGTCAAAACGATAAATATCCTGCGCATTATCCCAAGGAAGGTGGAATGTACTACCCCAACCTTGGCCGCTACATGAGCAATGAAGAGCGTTTACAAAAAGAACAGGGGGGCTATACCCCCACGTCTGAAAAAAAACCTACTCGTGCAGAAACTTTTGATCTCGGCAACAACCTCGAAAAAATTGTTCAGTATTACAGCGACGGAACAAGCACTGAGCACATTGGCCCAAAATCCGAAAGTAGTGCATTACCTTACTTTTTGGCCGTTGCAACCGCAGGTGCCGGAGGGTCTGGTCTTACGGAATCGCTTGGTAGTGCTCTATCTGGAGGGTCATTAACAGGTACTGGAGCGGCTGCGTTAGGGAGCGGTGCAATTAATTTTGCTTCTCAGGTGGCTCAAGGCAAAGACCCTTTAGATGCATTAAAAGGTGCCGCCTTGAGTTATGGAACTGGCGAGCTAATGAATCAATTGGGCTCTATGATGCCCGAGGATTTTCAATCTCTTGCAAAAAACACTGTTACTCAACTTATTACAACAGGAAAAGTTGATCCTGCTCTTTTGGCAACAAGTTACGGTCTTAGTTTGGCGTCTGATGCTCTTGCTGATCAAACAGGGCTGGACAGGGCTACTGCTAGCCGTTTGTTGAATACAGGAGTTCAACTGTATAGAGGAAATGACAAAGGGGTTATATCAACTTTCACAAAATTAGGCTCTGGTGACAACGATGTTATAGGGCAAGACACAGCAAGCGGTGGGCTATCAGCTCAGGATACATTGGCCGGCGGTTTGTCTGGCCAGGACAGCTTTATGGGCGGCGCTGGCCTAGATGCGTTTAACGCCGGTTGCTGCCGAGGCGGACAAGGATTTGATGGCTCTGGATGTTGCAGAGATGACTATAGATGCGGAAACGAAGGTTCCGTTGGAGTTTGTATCAGCGGATGCAATCTTGATGAATTAGGTTGCGAAGAAGGCTGCTGTGAAGAAGGGTGTTGTGAAGAAGGGGGGTGCGAAGATGCATGTGAACAAAGTTGCAATGTGGGAAATG